CAGTAGATGGAGAAGCTTATGGTCGTGGTAGAGTTGGTCAATTTATTGGGGATCTCAAGTCTCTCGAGGCATTGTCTCAGGCACTTGTAGAAGGCTCTGCAGCAGCTGCTAAAGTTGTTTTTGTAGTATCACCCTCAAGCACCACTAAACCCCAGACACTGGCGACTGCAGGCAACGGAGCAATCGTTCAAGGACGACCTGATGACATCGGTGTAGTACAGGTAGGTAAGACAGCTGATTTTCAGACTGCCTATCAACTCATGGCTACCCTAGAGAAGAGACTTAACGAAGCATTCCTGATACTGTCAGTAAGAGACAGCGAAAGGACTACAGCTCAGGAAGTACAGATGACACAGTTAGAGCTAGAACAACAGCTCGGCGGACTCTTTGGGTTACTTACGGTTGAGTTCCTAGTACCATACTTAAACAGAAAGCTAAGTGTATTCCAGAAGACAGGTGAGATACCACGTATACCCAAGGGTATGGTGAAGCCTATCATTGTAGCTGGTATCAATGCACTCGGTAGAGGACAAGATGTACAAGCATTAGGTGGCTTCCTACAAACTATTGCACAGACAATGGGACCAGAAGCTATTGCACAATACATTAATCCTGATGAATTAATCAAACGACTTGCAGCTGCACAAGGTATAGATGTACTAAACTTAGTGAAGAGTATGCAAGAGATACAAAGTGAACAGCAACAGGCTATGGAACAACAAGCTGAGATGGAAGCTGTTAAGAACACACCTCAAATGGTCCAAGCAACTGCTAAAATGGCAGACACAATGGCTCAACAACAACCACCTGACCAACAAGTATAATGGCAGAAACATTAACATACGAAAACACCCAAGAAGTTACCACAGTTGACAACCTCAATGCAGAGGAACAAGAGTCACTTAAGGTAGGTGAAGCTATGCAAGAGGCTCAAGATAGCCTCCTTGCTGGCAAATATAAAGACGCACAAGAACTGGAGAAAGCTTATGTCGAGCTCCAGAAAAAACTTGGAGAAGGCACTGAGGCTAGCGGAGATACTGAGCAACCTCAAGATGAAGTCCAAGAAGACACACAAGATACAGAAGATAAGGATGAAACTAAAGAAGATCCTGCAAACTTTTCCTTCTTAGACACGTTACAAAAAGAAGCTACTAGCGGAAAAGAATATACTAAAGAAACTTTAGATAAATTAGCTTCTATGTCTACTCAAGAGATAGCACAGATGCACCTTGAATGGGTAAAGGATGCTAACACTAAGTACATACCTAAGCCTCCAGATTTCTCAGAACAAGATGTTCAAGAATTGAAAGGTGTTGTAGGAGGTGAAGAGAACTATAAGAATATGATAAGTTGGGCTCAACAGAATCTAAATGAAACAGAGGTTGCTTTGTTCGATCAGGTTATGGAGAGAGGTGATCCAGCTTCAGCATTCTTTGCAGTTAAATCACTAGCTTACAGATACAACGATACAATAGGAAGGGAAGGAAAAATGATTACAGGTACAGCTCCTAAGTCAGACGGATCAGTATTCCGTAGTCAGGCTGAGGTAGTTAAAGCGATGAGAGATTCAAGATATGACAGAGACCCTGCATACAGACAGGACATACAAGATAAACTATCACGTTCAAACATTAATTTCTAATCATGGCTAAAGAAGACGCAATAAAAAAATTGAAGATACAACAGAACCAAGTCGATGGTATACTTCAATCAGGCAGAAAGGAAGATGCTAAGTCCTTCTTAGATACTTGGCGTCTTAATAATCTAGGTACAAAAGACTCAGGTGTATTACCTCCTGTAGATGCTGTACCTCCTCATCTTAGAGGATGGATCTTTCCAAAAGCTGACGCATCACCACAAGAAAATTTAATGATTAACAAAAATATGGCCAACCTACCTTATCAAGATGGTCGTGCACCTACTCATTTGTTTTACGATAGCCCGGGAATTGACTATCCTCGTAACCTACCATCTATTAAAGATGAAAAAATGAAAGATGAAGCATTTAGAAAGTTCTTGATAAATACCGGCATCCCTATTGATTTAGTAAAGCGTAAAGAACGAAAGAATGTGGCATAGTACAGCCGGCGACCCGAATCGTATCGTCCTCGCCATATTGTACTACCCAACATGAACTCATGATTACTACCGAATACGGTAAGCAAAACATTTTCCCTATAGAAACACCCCCACGAATTATGTCACATAATGCAGACTGCCAAGAGCACGACCATTCACATGACCAATGGCACATCGCCGAAGAGACCAACGGACGCTTAGCTATGATAGGCTTCGTCGCAGCGTTAGGCTCATACATATTTACAGGACAAATCATCCCCGGAATTTTTTAATGACACCCGAAGCAGAAAGATTTAATGGCTGGGCAGCTATGCTCGGCTTCGTAGCAGCTCTAGGAGCCTACGCAACAACAG